GCCCGACGGACTAGATATTCGGTTCCGGGGCGACGGCCTGAACACGGTGATTGAGGATCTGCGCACTATCGAGCAGGTTCATGATCGGAGCGCGGCATGAAACCTGAACTTTGCCGCGATGGCCGCACCATCAAGGTCCATGTGCCCATGACCTTTCAGCGCCGGGGTGGCCGCAAACTCATCATCGCGCCGAACGGTTTGGACGATTGGATTCCGCCTCAGCCCAAACAGGATGACACCTTGAGCAAAGCCCTCGCTCGGGCCCTCCGCTGGCGACGCAAAATAGAGACAGGAAAGGTCTCGTCAATCCGGCATCTGGCGGCGAAAGAAAAGATCAGCAGTTCCTACCTCGCCCGCATCCTGCGCCTGACCTTGCTGGCACCGGACATCGTCGAGGCGATCCTCGACGGTCGCCAGCCAAAGGGGTTGGCCTTGGCCGACTTCATGGAACCGTTTCCGGTGGAATGGGAAGAGCAGCGTGAACGATTTGGGTTCACTGGGTAGCGGCGGTCCGCAATTTCGCGGAAACATCCTCCACTTCCGGCCAATCCCAAACCTCGTCTCTCAGTAAAAAACGCCAGCTGTTCGTAGCCTCGACATACTTGGCGTTTCCCAGCACCAGCGCATGCGGAATCAACGCGGCACGTAATATCGTAAAATCCTCGTTGAACAGAACGCCCGCCAGATAGTCAAAATTCTTTTCCGGCAACCGACGAAGGGCTCCCAGTTGGCGCGAGGTGTTATGCCGGGTCATTCTCCGTCCCTTGATTTGATAGCGCGCACCATCCTCACCCACCGCGTCGGCGTCTTTTTCGGAATTGTCCGCCTGCTTCCAGCCGAACGCCTGGCAGTAAATATATTCCGCGTAATCCCCAACTGGATTGTTGGAAGTGCGGATTATTTCGCGGGTGCGGAGCTCCTCCAGCACCTTGCCATGAAGGTTCAGGAGTTCCAGTGCGGAAAGCACCGTGATGTCTGTCATGTGACTCCTGATCGTGAGCTTGTTTAAGCGCAGATACTGACAGGTGTTTACTGGAGGGACAATTGGCACGGTGAATTTTCACCGCCGCTAAAACCACCTATCAAAAAATATTTCAAACTATTTTCACCGCCATAACCCGGCGGTTTTCTTGTGTTTGGGCCACATCCCACCCCGCCGGGGAAGTGGTCGATCCGTCCATCCGGTGAGTTTTCGCGAGTCGAGAGTGAACGGGCCTTGAGCCCGCCACTCAGACCAAGGCGAAAATCATGGAGTCCAAAATCCGTTATGACGGCATTGAAGCGTATGCCGTGACCAAAATCCGTTTCCAAGCCCGCCAACTGGCCCGCACCCGGGCCTTACCCGCGTCAGACGTCGAGGATATCGAACAAAACCTGATGCTCGACCTGCTCGGAAGGATGCCCGCGTTTGATCCTTCCAAGTCGAGCAGAAACACCTTCATCGCCCGTGTCGTCGAAAATCATGCGGCGACTTTGATCAAAGCCGCGCGGGCCGAAAAACGTGGCGCGACCATCAGGCACGAAAGCCTCCACAGCGTCATTCACGATGGCGTTGGCGAGCCCATTGAACTGGGCGACACCATTCCCACCGAAAGCGGCCTGTGGCACGCGACCGGGCGTGACTGGGACGAGGTTGCCGACCTGCGTCACGACCTGGCGCACGCCATGGGCGATCTGCCATCGAACCTTGTCACCTTGTGTCGCCGACTGGCCGTCGGGACCGTGACAGAGGTATCCCGCGCCACCGGCATGTCCCGTCCCTCGATCTATGACGGCATCGCCAAAATACGGGCTGCCCTGAAGAAAACTGGGTTTGATGATTATCGCTGATCCTTCCGACGATTCCGCGAGCGGCTCGGTATGTATCGATTAGAGGCCAAAAACAGCCGGGCCATCGCGTGAATACAAAACCTTCGGGAAATAGCGCGACGGCTTTGCTCCTTGGCCGCGCAAGGCCCGGTGGCCCTGACATTAGACGACACGGAGTACTTTTTATGAAACCAACGAACATTCAACGATTTCCGGTCCGGAAAAGGATCAAAGAAATTGATTTCTGCGCATGGCTTGGCCAGGCGGAGCCAGGCGACATCCTCGAATACCACCGTGGTTTCCTCGGTGTCGACCTGACGCCATTCGGCAATTCCATGAGTTCTAAAACTCGGGCGGAACTGGCCCGCACCAGCGCCCGCGCCTACGACGTGGCGGAGCGCGGCTTCGTGCATTTGGTGCAGCGCAGGTTGGGTCCTGACGTCTTCAGCTATCTCGCCATTGCCCGCCCGACTCCCGACCACACGCCCGTCTCCTTTGAGACCCTGATGTCCGAGGAGGCCGCCTGATGTCCACGCTCACCAGTTCCACCCTCCCATTTCCCATGAACTACGAGGTGTAATCATGACCGCCAAAACCAAACTTGACCGGTTGCGCGAGGACAACTGCTTTCTTGCCGATATTCCCGACACCATTCGCATTCCGGCGCTGGGCCAGTGCCAGGACGAAGTAAGCAAACCCATCGAGACGGCGTCAATCGACGACATCGCCTTCGCCCAACTGGCGCTCCAGACCAGGGCCTCCGCCCTCTACGGAGAGATTGACGCGCTACGTCGGATCTACGACATGGCGCGCAAGAACGGCGCGCTCGGCGCGGACAACGCGCTGGACGCCGTTTCTGACGGAAAGGCGGGCCAGTGATGAGCCTAAAAATCATCACCGCAGACGAACGCCTGTCCGGCGCGTCCGCCAAAACCACCATGGCAATATTCGGCCCCACGGGTGCCGGAAAAACCTCACTGCTTAAAACGCTGCCGCCCGCCGACACCCTGTGTCTCGATTTCGAGGCCGGTATGAAGTCAGTCCAGGACTGGAAAGGCGAGAGCATCTCCATCAGAACCTTTACAGACGCCATCGACATTGCTTGCCTGATCGGCGGTGTTAACCCGGCGGCGGATCCAAACGGGTTTTACTCCGAGGGCCATTATCAACACCTGAGCCAAACCTATCCGGAGTTGGTTCAGATGATCGATGCCAAGCGGATCATCTTTGTTGATTCCATCACCGACCTGACCCGCCAGGCAATGGCCTGGGCCAAGACCCAGCCGCAGGCTTTTTCCGAGAAAACCGGCAAGCCCGATATTCGCGGCGCTTACGGCCTGCTCGCCAGTGAGGTCATCGGGCTTTTGAAGCACCTGCAGCATGCGCCCGGCAAAACGGTGATCTTCGTCGGTATCCTTGAAAAGATTGTCGATGAGTTCAATCGGACCATCTGGCAGCCGCAGATGGAGGGTGGCAAGGCCGCCCGCGAACTGCCCGGCATTGTCGATCAGGTTTTAACCCTGAGCCTGTTTGCCCCTGAAGAAGATGGCTGGCGGCACGATCCGGAAAAAGCCCAGGAACGACGTCTTGTTTGCCAATCCGGCAACCCCTTTGGTCTGCCCGCCAAAGACCGCTCCGGTCGCCTGGATATTACCGAACCCGCCGACCTTGGCGCTCTTCTCTCCAAAATCAACTCAACCAAATAAGGATAAGATCATGACCTTCGATATGAACGACGCCGAACCGCAAAAAACCGGCGACCTGATCCCCGACGGCAGTTTCGCCAAGATCACCATGGCCATTCGTCCCGGCAATGTGGACGGACAGAGCGAGATCGACCAAGGACTGCTCAAAGCCTCCAACAGCCCTGGCAGCGATGTCCTGATGCTGGACGCTGAGTTCACCGTGCTTGAGGGACCGCACGCCAAGCGCAAATTCTGGCAGATGTTTACGGTGTCCGGCGGCAAGGTCGATGAAAACGGCGTATCCATTGGCTGGAAAATCTCCAAGAGCACCTTCCGCGCCATGATTGACAGTGCGCTGGGATTGTCTCCTGACGACATGAGCGAGGAAGCCAAGGCCAAGCGCGTGCTGCGCGGGCTCAAAGATTTTGACGGCATTACCTGCGTTGCCAAGATCAAGGTGGAGCCCAGCACGAACCCTCAGTACAGCGACAGCAACAAGATCGACAAAATCGTCCTGCCCAATGAGGCTGAGTGGCGCAAGATCATGGATGGCGAGGTGGTCGCGGCGGCTCCGGGCAATCGGTCTCGTCCGGCTAAGAATACGCAATCTCCGGCATCGACCACACCGGCATGGGGTTCCAATTCGGACTCCGCACCGAACACAGCTGCTCCCGCCCAAGTCAAATCCACGGCACAAGCCCAACCTGCGGCTCAGGGACCAGCCTGGTTGAACCCGTGACCAATGATGAATGGCACGCGTACGTCACACGGGAAGCGGCAAAGGCGATTGGCGAATGGCTCGAAGGCAGGGGACGGCTCCATCAACCCATCAAAAACCTCAAGATGGCCGAGCTGGACGCCATGGCGTCAAACGCCATCAGCCGCTTCATCGTGCTGGCGTCGCACCGGATCAAGGAGCAGCCCGAGGGAAACGAGGACCTCACCCTGCTCTTGCTCGGATGACGCCTTGTGCCATCTGCGGACGTCAGTCCCGAGGCTTCGGCTATTGCCACCAACTGAACTGGGATCGTTTTCCCTATCACCGTTTCTGTTCGATGCGCTGCCTTAAGGCCGGGTCGGAAATTGCAAAAAGGAATATCGGCATGATCGATAAAACCGACATGGAACAAAAGGCCATCGTCGACGCCCGGCGATTTTTTGCCGAGGCGTTGACCGAACTGGGTTTGATGGAAGCGTTTCATGACCGCAGCGCCGCCGACATCGATCAGATCATCGAAGCCTGTGTCGACGGGTTTCAGGATTCCATGTTGAGCCAGTCTCTCAATGACGATATCCCATTTTGAGGGCTGACAATGTTTGTTGATTTCAATCACGGGTCCGGTTTTGTCTATGGCAACGGCTATCCCGCCCCGGATGCCAACCAACGAATTAACGCGTTCGTTGACCAGGCTCTGGTCGCGGAAAATCAGCGGCAGGTTCCCAGAGATTATCTTGGGGCCAGTCGCATTGGTGAGCCCTGCGCGCGCAAGCTGGTTTATGAATTTACCCGCACCCCACCCGATCCGGGCAAGGCGTTTGACGGTGGTATTTTACGCATATTTGCTGCCGGCCATCTGTTCGAAGACCTGGCCATTCGCTGGTTGCGTGTCGCCGGATTAAATTTACGCACGAATGATAATAACGGTGGTCAGTTCGGATTTGAGACTGCCGACGGGCGCATCAAAGGACATATTGACGGTGTCATCGTTGGCGGTCCCGACGTTGGGATAACATGGCCAGCGCTTTGGGAACATAAGGCACTCAAAGCCTCTTCCTGGAACGATACCGTGAAGCGCGGCGTGCAGGCATCCAAGCCGGTTTATTACGGCCAGCTACAAATTTACATGGCCTACATGGACCTGTCGGTAGCGTTGTTCACGATACTCAACAAAGACACCCAGGCCCTTCATCACGAAGTGGTGCCGTTTGACGCTGTCGAGGCGCAACTGCTTTCCGACAAGGCCATTGATGTCATTCAAGCGGCGGATGCCGGAGAGCTTTTGCCCCGTATTTCCAGCCATTCCGATTTTTATCTTTGTCGCTGGTGTTCATACGCCCAGCGCTGTTGGGAGCTTTCCTCATGACCTTCACCCCATCCCCCCTGCAAGTAAAAGCCATCGCCAACATCAAGGACTGGTTCAACAATCGCACCAGGGATCAGCAGGTGTTCCGGGTGTTCGGTTATGCGGGCAGCGGCAAAACCACCATCACCAAACACGCCATTGACGAGCTTGATCTGTCGACCATGAACCCCAACGGCGGACAGGGCGGTGTTCTGTTTGCGGCTTTCACCGGCAAGGCAGCATTGGTGATGACCCGCAAGGGCACTCCTGCCTCCACCATCCATAGCCTCATATATCGCGTCTCCGAAGCGACGCCAGAAGAAGTCGCCCGGGTCGAAGCCGAGGCCGCCAAACTAAGCTCAAGCATTCTAACCATGCCCCCATCGGAACGCGCCTTTGCGTCGGAACGTCTGAAACGTCTGGAGCTTCGTCTCGCCGACATTCACAAACCCCAATTCGTCCTGAATGAACAATCTCTGGTGCGTGACGCCGACCTGATCGTCCTGGATGAAGTCTCCATGGTCGGAGAAGAGATGGCCAACGATCTTCTCGCCTTCGGTAAACCTGTTCTGGTGCTGGGTGATCCCGGCCAGTTGCCTCCCATCAAAGGGGCTGGCGCATTCACCGATGTTGAGCCTGACGTCATGCTGACCGAGGTTCACCGGCAGGCCGGGGACAGCGCCATCATTCGACTGGCCACCTTGGCCCGCCAGGGCTTGCCCATCCCACAGGGTCAACATGACGAGTTCGTTTGGAAAATGCCGCGCCGGGATGTATCGCCTGAGCAAATGCTCATGGGTGGCCAGGTAATTTGCGGCATGAACGCCACCCGGCGGCAACTTAACAACGCCATGCGCCACGCAGCGGGGTTTACCAACACCTATCCAACGGGCCGCGATGAGAAACTCATCTGTCTCAAAAACCGTCACGATCTTGGCCTGATCAACGGCATGTTTATCGACCTCACCGATATTCAAGAAGAGAGCCCCCTCGCGTTGAGCGCCGTCATCAAGACCGAAGACGGGGATCTCATTCCGGGCCGGGTTAAAATCTACAAAGGCCATTATGACGACCATGTCGCCTTCGATCGGGATCGGTCGCGCAGGGACTGGCGCGATATGCGGGGTCTGGTGGAGAGCGACTGGGGCTACGCCATCACAGGACACAAGGCACAGGGAAGCCAATGGAAAAACGTTCTCGTTTATGACGATGGGCTTGGCCGAACACCTGAGGATCGCGCCCGCTGGCTGTATACCGCGATCACCCGCGCTGAGCAGGGGCTGGTGATCCTTGATTGATTTTAACGACGCCGCGCCTCCGCCCGCGAAACCCATCCATTACGACCTGGACATCATCGTCGCCCGGCTGCGAGACACGGCGGAGCATTGGGTGCCGCAGGATTTTCCAAACGGACGCCGCAACGGCGATGAATGGCGACTGGCCAATATTCGGGGAGATGCCCCTCGCAAGAACGGCTCCTGCGTCATCACCCTTAAAGGTGATCATGCGGGAGACTGGATTGACTTTGACGGTGGACAGGGTGGCGGTCCCTTAAGCACGCTGGAACAAAGGACGGGACTTTCTGGACGCGACCTGTTTGCCCATGCGGCAGACATGACCGGCTGGACGGCCACGTCACCGCCTCGACAAGAGCCCGCCCGCGCACCTAAATCCAATCGGGACCCGGCCAGTGAAATCTCCTTTATTCTGTCCCATGCCAAACCCATCAAAGGCACACCGGCATCCAATTATCTCACGGGTCGTGGATTGGCCATTCCGGATGGCGCGGATATCAAGTTCCATGCCGACCTGACACACTGGGAGACCAAGACCGGGCTTCCGGCGTTGGTTGCCATCGTTCGCGATCACGCAGGCACCACCGTTGCCATTCATCGGACCTATCTGCAAATCGATGAAACATCGAATACTGTCATCAAGGCCGATGTAGCAAAGCCGCGCATGATGCTGGGCAAGGTCGCAGGCGGTGCCGTGCGGTTGGCGGAAGTCGGCACAGACGGCATTCTGTGTCTTTGCGAAGGCATTGAGACGGGGCTGGCGGTGATGACCGCGTGTCCCGGCTCGGCCGTCTGGGCGACCTTGTCGTCCACCAACCTCGAACAGGTACACCTTCCTCCAAAGGTCAGCCGCATCATTATCCTGGCTGATCATGACGCCTCCGGTGCGGGCTCGCGCGCCGCCGAAACCGCTGCCCGCCGCCTGCGCTCGGAAGACCGCACGGTGAGCATTGCGATGCCCCCAAAAGAGGGCGAGGATTTTAATGACCTGCTGTTACGCAAAGGCCCTGACGCTGTCGCCCAGGTTATTCAATCGGCACAACAAGCCGAGGCCGAAGAAGAGCCGGAGGTCATGGGACGCCATATCCCAGTTGGCTTCGTTTATCCTGCCGCATCATTGTCCACCCTGCGTGCCGACGAGGGGGATCTCGCCCGAGCTGTTGATCGCGCTTGGAGCCTTCTGCTCACAGCCAACCAGCCCCCTTGGCTGTTTCGAACCGCCGGGTTACCGACCTGGATTGTTCCCGACGACGAAGGCCGTCCGTTCGCCTCGACGGTGACGGAAGAGCGCCTGCGCTACATGCTGGCCAAGATCGCCCTGTGGCGGCGCATTGGTCGAACCGGCGAGCTGGTCCCAACGTCGCCGCCCACATCCCTGATCAAATCATTATTGGCCACGCCCGATCCAAGCCTGCCCATCCTATCGGGCATCGTCACCACGCCGGTGTTTGGTCGGGGTGGCACGCTGTTGACGGAACCCGGATATCACCCGGATGCCAGACTGCTGTACCACGCCATTCCTGGTTTTAAGATGCCAGCCGTTCCAGAGCACCCCAGCCCTGAGCAAATTGCCGAAGCGCGGGACTTGCTGCAGGACGATCTATTCGGTGATTTCCCGTTCACCTCACTGGCCGAGCGGGCCCACGCGATTTCCCTGCTTTTGCTCGGATTTGTCCGCGCCTTGATCACTGGCTCAACCCCTCTACACCTGATTGAAAAACCATCCCCCGGCACTGGAGCCACCCTCATGGTGGACGCGATCTCAACCATCCTCACCGGAACCGGCACGCTGGTCATGACCGAAAGCCGGGACGACGAGGAATGGCGCAAACGGATTACCGCAAAACTGCGCCAGATCCCGGCCATCGTCTTGATCGACAACCTGCGCGGCAAGCTCGATTCCTCAGCTCTCGCCGCCGCCCTGACAGCTCCTTTCTGGGAAGACCGGATCCTGGGCGTTTCGGAAACCATCCGCCTGCCAATTCGCTGCACCTGGATTGCCACCGGCAACAATCCGGAATTTTCCAACGAGATGGCGCGCCGCCTGGTGCGCATTCGCCTTGACGCCCGCGTTGATCAACCCTGGCGGCGGGAAGCGTTCAAACATCCGGATTTAATGGGCTGGGTTCGCGCCAATCGCGCCCGACTGGTTGCCGCCTGCCTGACCCTCTGCCGGGCTTGGATCAGCGCTGGGCGACCGCGTGGACAACGCAGCATCGGCAGCTATGAAGCCTGGGCGCAGACCATGGGCGGCATTCTGGAGGTGGCTGGCATCGAGGGCTTCCTGGAAAACCTGGACGACATGATGGCGGCGTCCGACAGCGAGGGGGCCATGTGGCGGGGCTTTATATCCTCATGGTGGGATCGGTTCGGCACGGCGGAGGTTGGCAGCAGTGATCTTTACGATCTGGCAATTACCTGTGAGCCACCACTGCCCCTCGGCTCTGGTAA